AAAACTAGCTGTCAAAGACAGTAAAGCTAGTAAAGCACTTGCCGCTTCTGCTGCTTTAATATCTACATACCTTTCTGCGCAAAAGGCTTTCGAATCTCAATTTAAGCCATTAGCTACCGTTGATTCACCAGTACGAGGTGCTATCGCTGCAGCCGCAGCAGTTGCATCTGGTCTAGCAAACGTTAAATCTATATTATCTGTTGATGCTTCTGGAATAAAGGGTGCTGGATCAAAACCTGCATCAGTTCAAGCACCAGCATTTAATGTAGTTGGAGCATCACCATTAGATTTGCTTATGGTAGATGTATCAAATAAATTAGATAAACCGATTCCTGCTTACATAACTGCAAAAGGAGCAATAAACACTCTTGACGAATACTACAGAAATGTAAGAACAGGATCAAATAGTTAAAAATATGAGAATAGTAGAACTAGTTATTGACGAAGATGCAATGTTTTCTGGAATAGAAGCCATTAGCATTGTAGATAGACCTGCAATAGAAGAGAACTTCATTGCGCTGTCTAAAGAACACAAAGTAGAGCTTCAGGAAGTTGATGCCGAGAAACGTATTTTGATGGGTGCTGCTTTAGTGCCAAACAAAAACATCTATCGTCAGAACGAAGATGAAGAATACTACATTTACTTCTCCGAAAATACGGTACGCAAAGCATCGGAACTTTTCTTAATGAGAGGCAATCAAAACAAATCAACCTTAGAACACGAAGCAGACCTTCACGGACTCTCTGTCGTTGAATCTTGGATTATTGAGGATGAAACCCACGATAAGTCGAGAAAGTACGGTATGGAGCTTCCTGTGGGTACGTGGATGGTATCTATGAAGGTAAACAACGATGAGGTTTGGGAAAACTACGTTAAGACGGGTAAAGTGAAAGGATTCTCTATTGAGGGCTACTTTACGGATAAACTAGAGATGTCTAGTGACTTTGTATCCGAACGAGAGGCAAAAGAAATACTAGAAGAGGTACTCAATGAGATGCGAGACAACCTGCTTAAAATGGCTTCCTATGCTGACTATCCAGATGCTGTTTCAAACAACGCTAAAAGAGCCTTAGAATGGGCTGATAAGAACGGATGGGGTAGTTGTGGAACTGCTGTAGGAAAACGTAGAGCAAACCAATTAGCATCAAAACAGGCAATCACCGTATCTACTATCAAACGTATGCGTAGCTTCTTAGCTAGACACGCAGGAGACTTAAAGTCATCTAAATCTTATGGAGATGGATGTGGTAAATTAATGTACGATGCGTGGGGTGGTAAAGCAGGTTTACGTTGGGCAGAATCAAAACTAAATTCATTAGAACTAGCAGAAATAGACGAAGATGGAAAAGTCAATCCTTCAAAGAAAGCACCTAAGAAATGAGAAAAAGAAGAAACTATACCTACAGTCGCTCTAGCCCTAAAGGAGGCTCTAGGGGATGCCAATGTCCAGATGGCACTTACTCATCTAAATGTTGTGACGGTAGCTTACAGGGACAGGGAATAGGAAGTATAACCAGAAGCAACTTCTTTCTATATACAGAAGAGGGAGAAATATTTATTCAAGAAAATAACCATAAAATATTCGTATAATGGCAGACAAAAAAATTAGCCAATTAACATCAGTAACAGCAGCAAATATAACAGGCGCAGAGGATTTGCCTATTGTACAATCAGGAACTACTAAGAAAACATCATTAACAGATGTCCAGCATTATATTGTAAACCACCTAGAACCTACCACACTAACGGTAACTGATGGTGAAACTTACGACTTAGGTGCTGCTATTTATGATGAGTCAGAACTAATCATCCTCTCTTGGAGTGGTTCAAACGGAACAGCCACTTTAACCTTGCCAGATGTAACAGAAAGTAAAAACCTTAACCGTGCAAAGCGTTTTATAACTGATTCCACATTTAGTAATTCTACACACGCTAATCTCACGCCTTTTGGTTCACAAAATTTAGATGGTGATAATGATGCCTTTGATTTAAACAGAGCCTATGAAGGTATTAAGATATGGGGTAATGGTACGGAGTGGTTTATAATCCAGAAAAAGGCATAAGTTAAAAATGCAACACAATATTTTTTAATCGTTAATTATATAAATTTTTAGTAAAATGAGCAAATCAACCGAAATTCTTAATGAGATCCTACAGAAGCTATCTCTTTTAGATGTAGATACTGAAGCGGTAAACGAAACAGAAGTTATCGCAGAAGAACTATCTATTGAAGAAGAAGAAGCTCCTGCTGTTGAGGAAGAAGCTCCTGCTGAAGAGGCATCTGAAGAATTATCTGAAGAGGTCGTTGAAGCGGAAGAAGAAACTCAACTTATGGAAGGGTACGTTACTGAAGAAGCGTTCGCATCTAAGATTGCAGAAATGGAAGCCAAAATGGCGGAAATGGCTGCTATGATGGACAACGAATTAGGTTATAAGACAAAAGCTGAAGAGCTGTCTTCTCAATTAGAGAAATTGTCTGAACAACCCGCTGCTGAAGCAATCAACCACACACCAGAAGCTGCAACCGAGAAAAAACCTGTGTACAACTTCGGAATGCAGAGACCACAAAGTACACTAGATCGAGTATTTAATCGCTTAACCAATAAATAAAAATGGCTACAACTACATCAATTACAACAACTTACGCTGGTGAGTTTGCAGGACAATATGTCGCTGCTGCTTTACTAGAAGCTAATACCCTTGCACAAGGTGGTATTACCGTAAAACCAAATGTAAAGTTCAAAGAAGTACTAAAGAAAGTATCTGTTGACGATATCGTTAAAGATGCATCTTGTGACTTCGATGCTACTTCTACAATCACTTTAACTGAAAAAATCCTATCTCCAGAAGAGCAGCAAGTAAACTTACAAATCTGTAAGAAAGACTTTGTATCTGACTGGGAAGCTATCCAAATGGGATATTCAGCTTATCACAATGTACCACCTAGCTTTGCAGACTTCTTATTAGGATATGTTGCTGCAAAAGTAGCAGAGCGTACTGAAAAGTCTATCTGGGCAGGTTCAACTGCAACTAACGGACAATTCGATGGATTCTCTACTTTATTAGCTGCTGATGCTGATCTTCCTGCTGGACAAGAAGTAGCGGGTACTACTATCACTTCTGCTAACGTAATTACTGAATTAGGAAAAATCGTTGATGCGATTCCTTCTTCTTTATACGGAGCTGAAGATTTATTTATCTATGTATCTCAAAACATCGCAAGAGCTTATGTTAGAGCTTTAGGAGGATTTGCTTCTATCACTCAACAAAACGCTGCTGCTGACGAGAATGTAGGTATCGCTTCTATCGGTGCTAATGGTGTTGGTGGACAAGGTACAATGCACTGGCAAGGTGGAGGTCTTTCTTTTGACGGAGTAAAAATCTTCGTAGCAAACGGATTGGCTGACAACGACGCTATCGCTACTACTAAATCTAACTTATTCTTCGGAACTGGACTAATCGCTGACCACAACGAAGTTAAATTGTTAGATATGGCTGACTTAGACGGATCACAAAACGCTCGTATCGTTATGCGATTTACAGCAGGTGTACAGTACGCTTCTGTAGAGGACATCGTTACTTACGGAATCCCTAACTCTGCTAACTAAGAATAAGCAATAATCTTTGAATAAGGGTGGGTGAGCCGAGAGCCTACCTACCCTTTTTTCATATCAAAAACAAAAAAAATATGTCTTGTAATTTAACTCGATCTCGTGCAGAAGCCTGTAAAGACACAGTTGCTGGTATCAAAAAAGTCTACTTTATAGATTTTGGAGGTATGGGAACTGTAACAACAGGAAGTAATGACGAGGTAACAAATATGACTGGTGACACTAACAATGCAATCACCTTACATACATACGAAGTGAAAGGTAATAACTCGTTTGAAACAACTATAAATTCTTCTAGGGAGAATGGTACTGTATTTTATGAGCAAACCCTAAACATCACTTTAAAGAAACTAACTAAAGAAGACCACAAAGAATTGAAGTTATTGGCAGCAGGAAGACCTCACGTCTTAATCGTTGACCAGAATGACAACATATTCTTAATGGGTAAAGAGAATGGTGCTGACGTAACAGCAGGTACTGTTTCTACTGGAAACGCTTTAGGTGACTTTAACGGTTACAACTTAACCTTTACTGCACAAGAAGTTTCTCCACCAAACTTTGTTGAAACTGGAGGAGCTGGTTCGGCAGACTACCCATTAGATTTAATGGAAGGTGTAGCTGGTGAAGCTGGAACTGTAACAGTAGGTACTCCAACTGCTGTATAATAACAATCAACGTTACTTTAAAAGGGTATACATTTGTATGCCCTTTTTTTGTACCTTGAAACAAAATATATGCATTTAGTTATTTAGGTATGCAAATACTGACAACATCAACAGCTAATCAGTCTATTAAGATTGTGCCGAGAAAGGACGTTTCTAGCCCTACTCTTACGGTTACTGATAAGATTAAGCGCACTACTTCTACTATATCGGTCACTAAAACGACTGATGGAGACTATATGGTGCTTACTGGTGCATTTTCTCTGAAGGAAGGTAGTCAATACTCATTTAGAGTTAAAGATGGCTCTACGGAGATATATAGAGGTTTAATCTTCTGTACAGATCAAACTGACTTAGATAAATACTTTATCAATAAAGACGAATATGTAACTGAAAGCGGTTACGATAATGACTTTGTAATTTTATAATGGAAGAAAAGAATATAGAAAGGGTTAAAGATGCTGTTCACGTAATGAACTTATCCTCATATACAGCTCCCCCAGTAATTGAGAACACTAGATACGATTGGGTAGAGTATGGTGAAGATAATAACTACTTTCAGTACTTAATAGACCGTTACAACGGTTCTCCTACAAACAATGCTGCTGTTAATGGCATCTCTGAAATGATTTACGGAAGAGGTTTAGAAGCTACAGATAGCGAAGAGAAACCAGAAGAGTATTCTCGTATGAGGGAATTGTTCCGTAAAGAATGTATGAAGAAGATTACATACGACTACAAAATGATGGGACAGGCTGCGCTACAGGTTATATATAGTAAAGACCATTCTAGGATTGTGGAAGCAAGACATATTCCAATCGAAACATTAAGAGCAGAGAAGGCTACTATAGGAGATGTTAAGGCGTACTATTATCATCCAAATTGGAGCGATATGCGAAGAGATGAGAAGCCTAAACGTATTCCAGCATTCGGAACGTCTAAAGAGGGCTTAGAGATACTCTATATTCGCCCATATAAGGCAGGATTCTACTACTACTCTCCTGTAGATTATCAAGGAGGGTTACAATACGCAGAATTAGAAGAAGAGATTGCCAATTATCATATAAATAACATACAGAACGGTCTACAGCCTAGTATGTTAATTAACTTTAACAACGGTACTCCAAATAAAGAGCAGAGAGATGAGATTGAAAGAGCAATCTATGATAAGTTCTCTGGCACTTCAAACGCAGGTAGATTCATATTGGCATTCAACGACAGTAAAGAGTTAGCTGCCTCTATTGAGCCTGTAATGCTTAACGATGCTCACCAGCAATACCAGTTCCTTTCTGATGAAAGTATGAAGAAGGTTATGGTATCTCACAGAATCGTATCACCTATGTTGGTAGGGATTAAAGACCAGACTGGTTTAGGTAACAATGCCCAGGAACTAGAGACTGCATCTATCCTTATGGATAACACAGTTATTCGTCCAATGCAGGTTACTATTATAGACGCTCTACAGAAGATACTAGAGTATAACGAAATTGAATTAGACTTATACTTCCAGACTTTACAGCCTTTAGAGTTTACTGATTTAACCAACGCTATGACTGATGCCGAAGTTGAAAAAGAAACTGGTGTAAAGCCAACAGAAGTAAAGAGAGAAGAAGAGATTAACGAAGAAACTGAAGAATAATGGCTACAGCACTATTTATCAAAAGAGATGATCTGGTTAAGAATACTGCTTTAAGTGGTAACGTAGACACAGATAAGTTTATTCACTTCATCAAATTAGCACAAGAAATACATATTAGAAATTACTTAGGTAGTGACTTATACGATAAAATTAGTAACGATATTATTGCAGGAAGCCTCACAGGGGATTACCTCGCTTTGGTCAACGACTATATACAGGATATGCTTATCCATTTTGCGATGGCAGAATACCTTCCTTTTGCTGCTTATACAGTATCAAACGGTGGGGTTCATAA